GAGTTAGCAGAATTTGTTCATACATTTTATGATCGTGAATCAGGTACATTCCCTAAAGGCCCAGAAGGCGTTGCTATTATGGTAGGCAAGAAGTTTGGTGAACAAGCAGAAATGGTTGCTCGCAAAATGGTAGAAAGAATGGCTCCACAACAGCAAGATCCGCAGATTGCAGAACTTGCTCGTATTAGAGAACTTGCAGGCTATTAAAATTTAATATCAACTAGATTGGGCACTTAGGTGCCCTTTCTTTTGGCTAAATTGATTGTCAACGAGATCATTGGCTACAGCGTTATATATATGTAGGGGTAAAAATTCCTACTTAACCTTAAGGAAACTTTAAAATGAAATCAGTAATCGCAATCCTCGCTACCGTGTTCGCAGTATCAGCATTTGCACAAGCACCTGCCAAGAAAGAAGAAGCCAAGCCAGCAGCACCAGCTGCCGCAGCAAGTGCTCCAGCAGCACCAGCTAAGGCAGAAGCCAAAAAGGAAGAGAAAAAGCCTGCAAAAAGTGACAGTGCAAAGAAAGACGCACCTAAAGCAGACGCAAAGCCGGCCGCTGCTCCAGCAAAGTAAATTTGATGCAGAAGACAGTGACCTCATAATAGACGATGAGATCAAACTTGGCCGTAATCTAAAAAGTAGAGATTTTGGTAAATTAATTGACTCTGATGGAGACTTTGAATTATCAAATCATGTCAAGTTTAGATTATGGCAAGCTAGACAACTAGCATTGGCCAAGTTCAAAGAAGCCCGAGGTTAAGCCTTGGGCTTTTTTATTGGCAAGATACAATAAAAAAAATACAGAAAATCATTGACCTTACTAAATAAAAAGCGCATAATAACATATGTGCATAAGGCATATAAACATTTTAGGCATAACATAGGAGGCATTTAAAATGGCAACATTAGCAGAAATTCGTGCGAAACTTCAAGAAGCACAATCAAAGTCCACAGGACAATCCACCGGCGGTGGAGACAACGCAATTTACCCACATTGGAATATGCAGGAAGGCAAGGAAGCAGTAATTCGCTTACTACCCGATGGCAACTCTGCCAATACATTTTTCTGGGTAGAACGTGCAATGATCAAATTGCCGTTTGCAGGCATCAAGGGCGAAACAGATTCACGGGCTGTACAGGTACAGGTTCCTTGTGTAGAAATGTACAACGACGGCACAGCCTGTCCAATTCTTACAGAAGTTCGTGGCTGGTTTAAAGACAAGGCCCTTGAAGAAATGGGTCGCAAATACTGGAAGAAACGTTCATACATCTTCCAAGGTTTTGTGGTAGAAGATCCTATCAAAGAAGATAGAATTCCTGAGAATCCTATTCGTAGATTCATCATTGGTCCTCAGATCTATCAAATCATCCGTTCAGCACTAATGGATCCAGAGTTGGAAGAATTGCCAACTGACTATATGCGTGGCGTTGACTTCCGTATTGCTAAAACTAGCAAAGGTGGTTTTGCTGACTACTCTACATCAAAGTGGAGCCGTCGTGAACGTGCAATTGCTGATGCAGACAAGGCAGCTATTGAGCAGTTTGGCTTGCACAATCTCAGCGACTTCTTGCCCAAGAAGCCCACTGACGTTGAACTCAAGGTCATGAAAGAAATGTTTGAAGCGTCAGTTGACGGTGAAGCATATGACATGGATCGTTGGGGTCAATACTTCAAACCAGCAGGCATGGGTCAGGCCACAGGCGATCCCAACAAAGCTGCCGCACCACGTGCCGCAGTGGCCGCTCCAGTAGCAGCGGTTGAAGAAGATGCTCCTTGGGAAGAACCTGCTACTCCAGCAGTCAAGCCAGCAGCACCAGCAGCACCTACTGGTGAAAGTGCAAGTCGTGCGCAAGACATCCTTGCCATGATTCGCAATCGTCAAAAGTAATTAGACTAAACATAGAGTGTGGGGCAACTCACACTCTATTTCTCAACAGGGCAAAAAATAATGGCAAAAGCATTTGATATTTCTAAATTTAGAAAGTCAATTACTAAATCTATCGACGGTTTAAGTATTGGCTTCAACGACCCAACAGACTGGGTCAGTACAAACAACTACGCATTAAACTATCTCATCAGTGGATATTTTGATCGTGGTATTCCTCTAGGCAAGGTCACTGTGTTTGCAGGTGAAAGTGGTGCAGGTAAAAGTTTTATCTGTTCAGGCAACCTAGTCAAGAACGCACAGGCACAAGGCATTTATCCTATCTTAATCGATACAGAAAATGCGCTCGATGAAAAATGGTTACACGCTCTCGGAGTTGACACAAGTCCAGACAAGTTGTTAAAACTTAACATGGCCATGATCGACGATGTGGCAAAGACTATAACAGAGTTCATTGCAGAATACAAAACAATGGATGAAGCAGATCGTCCTAAGATCTTGTTTATCATAGATTCATTAGGTATGCTGTTGACACCTACAGACGTTAATCAGTTCCAGGCAGGTGATATGAAAGGTGATATGGGCCGTAAGCCTAAAGCACTGACAGCATTGGTTCGTAACTGTGTCAATATGTTCGGCGCCTACAACATTGGTATGGTGTGTACCAATCACACATACGCTAGTCAAGATATGTTTGATCCAGATGACAAAATTAGTGGCGGCCAGGGTTTTATCTATGCCAGCTCAATTGTGGTTGCTATGCGTAAACTAAAGTTGAAACTTGATGCAGACGGCAACAAGACTACAACTGTTCAAGGTATTCGTGCAGCCTGTAAGATTATGAAGACACGTTATGCCAAGCCATTTGAAAGTGTACAGGTTGAGATTCCTTATGAGACAGGAATGAGTCCATACAGTGGATTGGTTGACTTATTCGAAGCCAAAGGCCTGCTCAAGAAAGAAGGTAACAGTCTTGTGTACACTACCAAGGACGGCGAAATTATCAAACAGTTCCGCAAGGCCTGGGAACGTAATGAGAAAGACGGCCTGGACATTGCAATGGCAGATATTTCTAAACACGGTGAAATTTCCACTTCTGAGATAACTAATACAGTTGAACCAGACTTGGAGGTCACTGAATGAAAGAAGATTTAATTGCAGATATTTGGACATTGGTACTGGAACATATTCCTGAAAAACATCGCAAGGATGTTGCAGCGGATTTTGTTAATACATTAATAGATTATGGTGTCAAAGAAAGTGTACTTGAACACCTCAAAGGTGTTGACCCATATCTTGATACTGCAATTGATTATGCCATTGACGGAGAAGACATCGAGGATGAAGACAGCTACGAAGATGAGGAATAAATGAATTGGTATGATCGTGTTTCCAAAGATATTTCAAATATTCCAGATGCCGTGGCCTATTATGAAGCTGAATTAATTCAAGCAAAACAAGATGTCCGTGTAGCAGGCAACATCGAAAAAGCCTCTGCGCAGATGCCCGGCATTGTGGAAAATCGATTTAACCAACTGCAAGAAATTGAAGGTATTTTAGAATATCTCAATATCGAACTTCGTAGACTTCGTAGTCAACACTTTCGCAAGTATCTTGAAACATATCAACGTCAGTTAAGCAGTAGAGACTGTGAAAAGTTTGTTGAAGGCGAAGTTGACGTTGTAGATTTTGAAAAGATCATCAACGATTTTGCACTGCTACGTAACAAATGGTTGGGCATTATCAAAGCTCTAGACATAAAGCAGTGGCAATTAAGCAATATTGTAAAACTACGTACAGCTGGTCTAGAAGACGCCACTCTTTGAACTATCTCATTATATACGCAGATAAATATCTGCATGAAAATAGTATTAGTCACAGGCGGGTTTGACCCCGTACATAGTGGGCACATTGCCTACTTTAAAGCAGCTCGTACACTGGGAGACAGTCTCATAGTAGGGCTTAATAGCGATGAATGGTTGACTCGTAAAAAGGGTAGAAGTTTTATGCCGTGGAATGAGAGATTGTGTGTGATCAACAATCTTTCGATGGTAGATGAAGTCTATACCTTTGATGACGAAGATGACTCAGCCAGACGTTTTATCCATCAGGTCAGGGCACATTATCCAGATGCTGAACTTATATTTGCCAATGGCGGCGATCGTACTGCAAAAAACATTCCAGAGATGGATGTGATTGATTCAAATCTCGAATTTGTGTTCGGAGTTGGCGGTGAAAACAAGGCCAACAGCAGTTCTTGGATACTAGACGAATGGCGAGCTCCTAAGACCGGTAGAGCTTGGGGATACTATCGAGTGTTGCATGAAGTTGGCAATCATGTCAAAGTTAAAGAACTCACAGTCAATCCCAAGACCTGTCTTAGTATGCAACGTCATCAAGACCGTGCAGAACATTGGTTTGTGGCCGAAGGTACAGCCGCTGTCTATAGCATAGATCACAGCTCAGACATGGACCTGTTAGGTGAATACACACAACATCAACACATACATATCAATAGAACTCAATGGCATAAGTTATGCAATGAAACTGATCAACCCTTGCGAGTTATTGAAATACAGTACGGCGAAAATTGTGTAGAAGAAGATATAGAACGAAAATGAAAAATTGGATCTTCTTGAGCAAAGATGGACAAGATCAATACATTGCTAAACTTGCAGCATCTTGTGGTGGAAAGATAGTTTCGACTGACGACTTTGTTTATAGTGATTCCTCTGAGCCTATAATACTCAGAGGGATTTTAAAACATAAAATTATGAAACAATGCTGGAACGACAGTAGAAATTTCTTTTATATGGACACTGGATACTTTGGTAATGATGCAACATCAACAAATCCCAATGGATGGAAATACTGGCATCGAATAGTAAAAAATGATTTACAACACGGAGAAATTATTCCAAGACCTGACGATCGATGGAAAAAACTCAACAAGACTATTGAGCCGTGGAAGAAAGACGGTCGTAAAATCATTGTTGCCAAACCAGACGAAAAACCTTGCAAATTTTACGGCATTGATCTTGATCAGTGGACTGTTGATACCGTAAACACAATTAAAAAATACACAGACAG